CGATCTAGCCTACCTAGAGCAGAAAAATAAGAACCCCCCTTGGTGGAAAGCTATGGGAGGTTCTGTTGAAGCAGAAGCTCTAGAAATATTTACAGCTAAAAAGAAAGCAGAGGCCATGCGTCAGGAGCTAAAGGACTGGATTAGTTTTACGTATGGACCGTCAGTTTGGGATGAACTAGTGGCAACTGAAGGTAGAATACGTAAACAAAAAAAAGATCAAGAGTACCGTAAAGCAGAAATGATTGAAGCAATAATTACTTGGAGTATATCAGGTGTTATTATTTTAACAGGTATAGGCACTCTAAGTTTTATAATTTACATGGTGGCATAATGGCAAGAAACTTAACAGAAAAACAACAGAAGTTCTTAGACGTACTGTTTGAAGAAGCACAGGGAGATCCTGTACAGGCTAAGAAACTAGCAGGGTACGCTGACAGTGTAGCCTCTACTTCTGTTGTCAACAGCCTGACAGATGAAATAGCAGACGTTACAAAAAAGTTTATAGCACAGTCTTCAACTAAAGCAGCCTACACAATGTTTTCTGTTATGAAAGATCCTACTGATCTAGGTGTAAAAGAAAAGATGTTAGCAGCTAAAGACATTCTAGATCGTGCAGGTTTTACTAAAACAGACAAGGTAGAAGTAAAGACATCAGAGCCTTTATTTATTTTACCTGCGAAAGATAATGAGTAAAAGAGCTACAACAGCAGACCACCCAACCAAAGTTGACTGGCAGATACCACTACAAGGGGAACTAGGAGAGTGGTATCCTGTTATAAGAGTAGGAAGACACGTACCCTTTGGTTACAAACAGGATGAAACAGATCCAGACTTACTGTTACCTATCCCTGAAGAGTTAGAGTTACTAGAAAAAGCTAAACTATTTCTTCAAGAATACAGCACCAGGAAAGTAGCAGTCTGGTTATCTAAACAATCTGGTAGAGAAATATCACATGTAGGGTTATATAAACGTGTCAGAATGGAAGAAAAAAGGCGTAGAGCTTCCTCGAACTACAAGCAGTATGCCAAAAAATACAAAGAAGCGGCAAGGAAGAGCCAGAAAATCGAAGAGAAAAGAATTGGTGGTAGAAACACCAGAGATCTTAACGAAGACGAAGACTACATCTCACTCGAACCTGGAGAACGATGCCCTTTCTGTGGACAAACAAGAGGTAATATTTGAACCTAACCCAGGTCCACAAACCAAGTTTCTAGCCTCAACAGAACAAGAGGTACTATACGGAGGAGCAGCAGGTGGTGGCAAGTCGTATTCGATGGTGGCTGATCCAGTTAGATATTTTACGAATCCACATTCACGAATGTTACTTGTTCGTAGGAGTACAGAAGAGTTACGAGAACTTATATCTGTAAGTAAACAGCTTTACCCAAAGGCTGTTCCAGGAATAAAGTTCATGGAAAGAGATAAGACTTGGGTAGCACCTAACGGTGCAACACTCTGGATGTCGTATCTTGATCGTGACGATGACGTTATGAGGTATCAAGGTCAAGCCTTTAACTGGATAGGCTTTGATGAGTTAACCCAATGGCCCTCCAGTTACGCTTGGTCCTACATGAGATCAAGGTTACGTGCTACAAAAGCAAGTGGATTGCCACTCTATATGAGAGCGACTAGCAACCCTGGGGGGCCAGGACACCAGTGGGTACGAAAACACTTTATAGAACCCAGTCCTCCAGGAAATGCTTTCTGGGCAACAGACGAAAACGGTGACATAATTCAATGGCCTGTAGGTCACACAAGAGAGGGTGAACCTCTATTTAAAAGAAAGTTTATACCTGCTACCCTGTTTGATAATCCCTACCTATCTGAAGATGGGATGTACGAAGCAAACCTTCTATCTCTTCCTGAACACCAGAGGAGACAACTACTAGAAGGTGACTGGGATATAAACGAGGGTTCAGCATTTCCAGAGTTCAACAGAAAGATACACGTAGTTGACCCCTACGATATACCTTCAAACTGGACTCGTTTTAGAGCCTGTGACTACGGATACGGATCTCACACAGGCGTTGTATGGATAGCAATAGTTCCAGGGTCTGAACAGCTAATTGTCTACAGGGAGTTATATGTTTCTAAGATCATAGCGACTGACTTGGCTGACATGATCCTGGAATTGGAAGAAGGAGAAAAAATAAGGTACGGTGTTTTAGACTCTTCACTCTGGCACAAAAGAGGTGACACTGGCCCTAGCCTAGCAGAGCAGATGATCATGAAAGGATGCAGATGGCGTCCTGCAGATAGATCAAGAGGCTCACGAGTAGCAGGTAAAAACGAGTTACACAGAAGACTACAAGTAGATGAGTTTACAGAGGAACCCAGGCTTGTTATATTTAATAACTGCACAAATCTTGTCTCTCAATTACCGTCTATACCTTTAGATAAAAAGAACCCTGAAGACGTAGACACCAACTCAGAAGATCACCTGTACGATGCTTTGCGATACGGTGTGATGACTAGACCCAGAAGCAACTTATTTGATTTCAACCCAGACTCTCAACGAACAGGGTTTCAAGCATCAGATCCCACATTTGGATATTAAGGATTAACTAATGGAAGAAGATGATATCTTTGAATCAGACGAACTTTACATGGATGAAGAGGAATCCTCTTTTGTAGAAGATAAAGAAGATGCTGATAGTAGTAGAGATGAAAAGGTAGGAACAGTAGTAGGTCTTGTCGAGGGCAAATTCTACAAGGCTGAGAAAGCTAGATACACTGACGAACTACGATGGATCAGAGCCTATCAAAACTATCGTGGTGTGTACGGATCAGACGTGCAGTTTACATCTACAGAAAAGTCTAGAGTATTTGTAAAAGTAACTAAGACCAAGGTTCTTGCAGCCTATGGTCAGATTGTAGACGTACTCTTTGGTTCTAACAAATTCCCTATCTCTATCAACCCTACTGTTTTACCAGAGGGTATAACGGACACTGTAAACTTTGAGACTGACAGTAACATGCGTAAAGCTCAAGAGTCTGACGGTGCGTTACCACAAGATGATACGAGACTACAGCCTGGTGAGACAATCATTGATTTACGAGAAAGACTTGGAGCACTACGTAACAAACTAGAGCCTGTGCAAGATCTTATAGAAGATGGGCCAGGAACAACTCCAAGTAAAGTTACTTTCCATCCTGCTATGGTTGCAGCTAAAAAGATGGAAAAGAAAATACATGACCAACTAGAAGAGTCAAATGCTAGAAAGCAGTTACGCATAGCAGCATTTGAAACTGCTCTGTTTGGTACAGGTATTATGAAGGGTCCATTTGCTTACGATAAGGAATACCCTTCTTGGTCAGAGGATGGTGAGTACACACCCACAATTAAAACTGTGCCGCAAACATCTAGCGTAAGTATCTGGAACTTCTATCCTGACCCAGACGCTAACAACATGGATGAGGCAGAGTACGTAGTTGAGAGACACAAGATGTCTAGATCTCAAATGCGTGGGTTAAAGAAAAGACCTTTCTTCAGATCAAACGCTATTGATACAGCTATCAGCATGGGAGAGTCCTACTCTAAAGAGTGGTGGGAACAAGTCATGGAAGAGGCTGATCAAGAAACAAAAGCTGAGAGATACTCAGTGTTAGAGTTTTGGGGATATGTTGACACAGACCTTTTACAAGAATACGACATAGAGATCCCCAAAGAATTAGAAAACCAAGATCAGGTTTCCGTAAACATCTGGGTTTGTAACGGACAAGTGTTACGTCTTGTTATGAACCCATTTACTCCTTCTATCTTACCATACTACGCAGTGCCTTTTGAGGTAAACCCTTACTCATTCTTTGGAGTAGGCATTGCAGAAAATATGGATGATACACAAAATCTTATGAACGGATTTATGAGAATGTCAGTAGATAACGCAGCATTGTCTGGTAATCTACTTATAGAGGTAGACGAGACTAATCTCGTCCCAGGGCAAGACCTCTCTGTGTATCCAGGCAAAGTGTTTAGGAGACAAGGAGGGGCACCTGGTCAAGCTATCTTTGGCACCAAGTTTCCGAATGTATCTAACGAAAACATGCAGATGTTTGACAAAGCAAGAGTGTTAGCAGATGAGTCAACAGGTTTCCCTTCTTTCGCTCATGGTCAAACAGGCATACAAGGAGTGGGCCGTACTGCTTCTGGTATTTCTATGCTTATGTCTGCTGCCAACGGTAGCATACGTAACGTTGTTAAGAATATAGATGATTACCTGTTAGCACCACTAGGTAGAGCTTTCTTTCACTTCAATATGCAGTTTGACTACGATGATGGTGTAAAGGGTGACTTGTCTGTAAAGGCTGAAGGAACAGAAAGTTTGATGGCTAACGAGGTTCGTAGTCAGAGACTTATGCAGTTTCTTGGTGTTGTACAGAATCCAGTGCTTGCACCTTTTGCTAAAATGGATTATATTATCAGAGAGATTGCTAAGTCTATGGATCTTGATCCTGACAAACTTACAAACTCTATGGGTGACGCAGCTATACAGGCTGAGATCCTCAAGAAATTTCAAGCAGATAATCCATCACCACAAGTAGATCCTAACGCTCCACAGCAGCAACAGGGTGCTCCTCAACAGGGAGAACAGCAACCCCCTGCAGGTGCTCAAGTACAAGACACTCAGGGATCAGGTGGTGGTCAAATCGGTACAGGCACAGCACCACTACCAGGAGAGCAAGGGTTCACTGGTAACACAGGATAACGAACACTTATGAAATTAAAACTACTGGTAAATAACATGGAGATCTGGAACTCGTTTAACGATGAACTGGATCGAAGACTTAACCACGTCCATATTCAAATGGAACAAACTATAAAACAGGAAGACTTGTTTAGACTGCAGGGTGAAGCAAAAGCACTCCGTAGGTTAAAGTTTTTAAGGGATGAAGTGAATGGACCTAAACCAGACCAGTGAAGATAATACAGAAAAAGCTTTTGGTAGAGCACTCTCTAAAAGACCTGGGCTTAGATCTTTTTCAGAAACTAAAGGTCAGGTGTCTACAGAAGAACTAAAAGAGGGTATTGATAATGCAGCCACGTATCTTCTTCCGTTCTATGACTCAGGTGTAAACATAGTAAATGTTGCACAGGAGTATATGAAACCTGAACAAGAACGTGACTACGAGTACATAAAAGATCAGTTCAGAGAAGCAGGTCAGAGTGCTGCCATAGAAGGTAGTCTACTTCTTATGGGTGGTGTTGCAGGTAAATACGGAGCCAAAGGTATCAAGGCTCTAGCTGACAAAGTAAAACAATACGAGATAAATCCTACAGCAATGTCAGCATTTGGTGCAGGAGTTATTAGTAAAAAACCATTTAAAAAAACACGTAAAGCTTACAAACTATTTATACAAAGAGATGATAAACTTTACCCACTATTTGTAAACGCAGCCGATGAAGTTCCAATGGGTGAATTTCTAGAAGCAGACTTTCCTAAAACAGCATTTAAAGGGAAGCGAACCTCTAATTCAGAAGAGATGGTTTATGTACCAACAAAAGGAGCAAAAAGAACAAAAGGGGAAAAAGCAAAGGGAACAGGTGATCTAGTAATCATACCAGATAAAAAAACTGCAGACAAATTAAGAGAAGAAGGTTTTACCATAGTTACCCCTAAAGATAAAAAAGCTGCTGCAGCAGCCCCTTTTGGTAAAGTGTTAGCAGTTAAAGGTAGACCTGGTTGGCATGCTAGTCAAAAACCAGTTGCTACTCATCTAGGACCAGAAGACTTAATTATAGACGCATCAGAAAAAAAACAACTGTTAGATGCAGGAATACCTAAAGAGGCTTTTAAAGAAAAAACATTTAATTATTTAAATGGAAAATTAATATCTGCAGACGATGTAAAAAAATTATCAAAAAAAGAAAAACAAAAAGTAAAAACAGTTAAAAAGTTTTACGTTAAAAGAAGAGCAGAAGATCAAGTATTTGCAGAAGTAGATATGGCAGATGATGTAGATTATGAATCTATGTTAAAGTCAGAGGGCAAAAAAGATATAAACGATAGAGTACCTAAAGGTGGCAGTTATAGATACCAAGATGGGCAAGCAGATAGTGACTTTTGGATTGTAGGTGGTGACATGAAAGTAAACCGCATACTAACTAGAGAAGAAACAAAAGCCGCACAAAAAGAATTAGGTGTAAAAGATTTACCGTATAGGGATGAAGTAGAATCCATACTAGGAAGAAAATTTAATAAAGGCGGTTTAGCAGGAGATATCATGTACACAGGCGATGAAGATTACAAGGTTACATCTAGCTATGGTGAAGATGAAATGCAAATGAATAAGGGCGGTGCAGTTGATGGTCAAATGCAAATGGCATTTATGAATGAGGGTGGAATAGCAGATGATGGTATGGATGTAGATCCAGTATCAGGAAACGAAGTACCACCTGGCTCTCTTGCAGAGGAAGTT